TGGAGTAATCAATGCTGAACTCAAACTTGCCAAAGAAGATGTATTACAGGGTGATATCAAGTCCAAACTGATTGATATGCTCAAGAATACAAACAAGAAGCAGGCATTCACAGACATTCGCCAACTTGTGGCAGATAACAGTCTAAAGAACTTCAGCGATCTTTATACAGAGATGTATGAAAAGGTTGATGTATATGCCAGCAATGTTCAAGGTGAAGTTATTCTTGCTCTTGCAGAAGGTCAATATCAAGAAGCATCTGTGGCAGACAGAGAAATATGCTTTATGGCAACTATTTATAAGGTACTAACAATCACCAAATAATATGAAGTTAGCCGACAATCCTAAACTTGAAGCAAGGATCCAGTCACGCATCAAAGTGTGGAAAAATACACCACAGGGCGAAGACTTGCATGAATCTTTGGGGTTGTCGCTCGAAGAATATGCTTTGCTCGTTATAAAGAACGAAGTTCCAGACAACTATAAACTACCAGAATAATATGTATACCGCTGTTGTATTAGACGAAAAGTCACATCTAAAGCTCACCAAATGGGCAGATGACAATATTAAGCTAAATGGCGTTAGATTGCCTATTCTTGTGCGTGATAATGGCTGGGAAATGATCTGCCATCATATGACCATAAGTATGGGCAATGCTCCCGAGTTTATAAAACAATATCTTGGCACCAAGCAAAAACTGGATATTACTCATTATGGTATCAGCGACAAGGCTATTGCCGTAAGAGTAGTTGGTTTTTATAGCAAGAATACTATACCGCATATCACGGTAGCAGTAAATAGACGAATTGGTGGCAAGCCAGTAGATAGCAACAAAATAACAAACTGGACGCCAGTTGATGGGTTAGTTACACTAAGTGGCGAAGTAAAAGAAGTGTCATGAAAATAACAGACGCTGTATTTTTTACAGACAATAAGGTTGTTAGATTAGAAGCAGGCGAAAAAAAGTATTATCTTACCGACAATGGTAAGATATACGATATGCACCCTGTAAATGTGATGGCAGAAGAAATCAAAGGCGATGAAATGAAGAAAATCAAAGCACTTGCCAAGCAGGGTGGATATAACAACGATAGTGAAGTAAAGAAGTGGTTGTAATATAAAAACCCACCAAAAAACGGTGGGTTTTGTTTTTTATATATATTTATACACATAACCTTATTATAGACCAGTATGAATATATTTGAATCTACCTTTGAGAAGCATAAGAAATTGGTATTAGAAAGCCGAAATGGATTGATTGGTGAGGAGGCGTCGCTCACTCCCGCCGAAATAAAGCAATACAAAATAAAATTTGGACAAATGCTGAAAAAAGATTTGGGCTCTTTCGTCAAAGAATTGCAGAGTGCAATTACTGACCCAAAGGTACAAGCATTTTTGATGGCGGCTAAAGAAGATGGGGCAACTGACGATGATGTTATACGGATACAACAAAATGAGGTGCCAGTTTTGTCGCTGATACCGACGCAAAATGAAGTATTTTTGGAAAAATCTCTCAATTGGCCGTTCAATAAGCAGCCCGAAAATATTGTATCTTATATAAGAGATGCCAAAGGAAGTATGCTACCCATAATTGTTTCTGGAAACTATGTTATCGACGGACACCATCGTTGGTCTCAAATTTTTTGTTTAAATCCAAAAGGAGTCATCCCAGTATATAATATTACCTTCGAAGGAAAATCAGATCCAACTACAATTTTGAAAAAGATTCACCTCGGAATAGCAGCCACTAGAAAAGAACTACCAACTACGGGTGGACAATCAACGGACACAGACCTGTTCAAAGTAGCGCAGGATGGATTTGCCAAGTGGATTCACGCAAACTTAGATAACAATGAAGCTGCATTAAAATCATTTAAAATAGTTGAAGCTGAGATGAAATCCAAATTGCAAGAGGCCGATGATGCCGCCGCTGGAAACAACGTACAATTTGTTAGTAATGTAATAATACCATATCTTTGGAAAAATGTTCTACTTATAAAGCAGCGTCCCGGTGAATATGAAAGAGCAATAATGCCTCAAACAGAAAAAGGTGGCGACGGAAAACTTGATACATTTATCAATACAATGAAATCCGGAAATATCAATGTGGACCCAATGACTGAAACTTTATTTGAATCTACCTTCAACAAGTTCAAAAATCTATATACCAAATAATACGATAATGTATAAACAAGAAGCCCGCCTATTTGGCGGGCTTTTTTGTATCATCTTATTTCAAACACTGTTAAGTTGGGGCCATCTGGCTCACCGAATGTAAAATTACTACCAGCAATTGATGTAACTTTGAGAGAATATGTATATGTACCGGCGGGCAGATTATCAATACATGTAATTCCATATGGAACATTCTCGTTGCTATCGGAACTTTCTGCTTGAATTTTCTTTCCAATTGCGGTGCTGTCTCTATATAGTTGAAATACACACCACCCTCCACCCGTTGATGGGTTTGCATCTCCGGTACAAGAAATAAATACGGGATTTCCCGTGGTAGTTATTGAAACATTAACAACGGACGCAGGAGTAGTTGAACCACTTGCTATTGTTACACTTCCTGTATCCGATTGTACATAGTTTGAAGTAAATCCATACTGAGTGGGTAAAGATCCTGTAATCAGTTGATTGTTTGGTCCTGGTATGATTGGTGCTGGCATATGTTTGGTTATGTTTTATAGTTTAAAATCCAATCAAGAACTTTCTTGAGTGTTTCTGCTCTGTTTGCTCCATCTATTGATTGTATCGGCTTCTTTTTGGATATTTTCAGATTGTATATATCCGCCTTATTGTCGCTTACCATACCAACTTTGATTTTGGTATAATCAATCGTAGAGCCCTTGTCTTTCTTTGCTTTGGCGATTTTTGGTGGCAGAAAATATACCTTTTCATATCTTTCTGCGTTTTCTATTGTATCAACAACCTGTTGTGGATTGGTGAACTTGAATCTTGGTCCAGATGAAAGTATCTTGATCGTGTTCATCACCGAGTTGATGTTTGGATCTATTGCCATAACTGTGCTGGCAGCATCTCTGGCATATTCCATAACATCTTCAAACTTGGCGAACTTGGCAGCAGGTTCATCATATCTTTCACGTATATTTACCCAAGCAAGTGCCTGTAGTTGATATGATGTAAGACCAATCTTTTGTGCTTCTTCGTGTAGTATCTTTACCAGGTTCTGACGTATATAATCATCGCCAAACAGCTTCATTACTATTTTGTTTACGATGGCATTTTTCTTTTTTTCCAATGATTTCTTTTTCTTGGCAAGCATTTCTTCTTCCGGCGAAAGCTTTGGCTTTTTTGGTTTCTTTGGCTTTGCTTCATCGACCTTTTCTTCTTCATCTTCATCGTCTGGGATATGAGCAATCCAATCTGTGATGTCATTTTCAACCATGTTCTTCAATGGTTCATCAAAGAATACACGTATCATCCAGCGGTCAATGGTCGCAGGGTCAATCTTGCCTGCCCATTTTTTGCCAGGAAATATAAGATTGATAAGGAACGAGTTGATTTTTGTACCGCTGATGGTAAATACACCAGATTCAAGATCTTTGTATAGTTCTTCTTTTGATACATTTCCATTATGCTGAAGGTAATACTTTACATATGTATTGAAGTTTGGAATCTTGGCGTTTGACACGGTAACTTCACTAAAGATGTCATCTTGACCTTTCTTTGGCCCCTTTTCAATCTTCTTTCCAGTATAGTCTTTCTTTGGAAGAAGTAGATTGGCATATGCACTGTTTGGATATTTTGCCAAGAACGCCAGATCTTTATCTTTTAGATTACTCTTTACATTAGCGGCAATATCTGAAAGTGCCTGCTTACCTTCTTCACTACCAAAATCTTTTTTTACTGCGGTGTATAGTTTAGCGGCTTCAAGAATGTTTTGGTCAAGTGCGGTGTTGGCAGAACAATAACCGCAAGCCGCCAAGAACAAACAACCATCACTTTCTCCCATACTTTGAAACACAAGCTTATTGAAGTTGTCATACCAGTAGGCATATGTATCAAGCTTGGTTTTCATTTCACCAGGCGCACGCAAGTATTGGTCAACTTCTCGCTTTAGATTATTCATGGTAATCTTTACAGGAATACTTACTTCTACTTTCTTATTATCAACAATAAAGTCTATCTTTACTGGGAATGTATCCTGTGTTCTGAACGAAGGACTTACAAGCTGGTCATAAAATCCTTTGCCGCTAAGTGCTTCTTGTAATAGAGAAAGTAGTGAAATCATATATGCTTGATTATAATAAATATATATCAAGGGCTAAAAACATATTGACAAAAGGTTATTATAGTGTATGGTAATAGCATTATGGACCGAAAACTGGCATCTATTCAACTTATCAAAGAACTGAACCCTATAAATGGAGCAGATGCTATTCTTTGTGCTAAAGTTCTTGGGTGGGAATGTGTTGTAAAAAAGAATGAGTTTCAACCAAATGACAAGTGTGTATATTTTGAGATTGACTCTGTACTTCCTATCGCAAGTTGGAATGATCATCTTCGTAAGGAAGCAGATAAGAAACTGCGTGTAAAAACTATTCGTCTTCGCGGCCAACTTTCGCAAGGATTGGCATTGCCGCTTTCTATTCTACCCCAAGGTGAATATGAAGTTGGTCAGGATGTTACATCGCTTGTTGGTGTTGAAAAATATGAACCTGTTGTACCTGCTCATTTGAGCGGAATGGTCAAAGGAAACTTTCCATCTTTCTTACATAAGACAGATGAAGTTCGTCTGCAATCTGAACCAAATGTGCTTGTTGAAGCAAGCAATAAAGGATTGGTGCTCATTGGCACACTAAAGATGGACGGCACAAGTTTTACGGCATATCGTCGCGATGATGAGTTTGGTGTATGCTCTCGCAATCTCAACCTGAAAGAAACAGAAGATAATGCTCATTGGAAGATGGCTCGCAAACTCAAACTTGAAGAGATTCTTCGCAGTGAACATCGCAACCTGTGTATTCAAGGTGAAATGGTTGGACCGGGCATACAAGCAAATCGTCTTGGGTTCAAAGAGATTGAATTATATCTTTTCAATCTATATGACATTGATAGTGGCAAATATCTCAACAGAGAAGATTTGATTGGCTTTGGTAAGAAACATAACATCAAGATTGTAGATACTGTACATATTATTCAACTTGGTAATGATGTTGTGCCCAAGAGTGTTGATTATTTTTTGAGCATTGCCAATGAACTGAACTATTCTAACGGTACACCAGCCGAAGGTATTGTTTGGCGTCCAAGCGTTGAGACATACAGCGATGTGCTAAAAGGTCGCTTGAGTTTCAAGACAATATCAAACCGCTTCTTGGAGAAATACAAAGAATGAAAAACGCATACGCAGAACATCATTTCGCTGAAAATGAACGACTTGTTCATATTCCTACGGGAAAAATGGCAACATATACAGGTACAAGGAAACAAGTAAAAGGCATACAGTTTGACTTTATCAAGTTTGATGACGGCCAAACTTTCTTTTATCATCCGTATGAGATAACTGAAAGGTTTAGGCGGTTATACAATAATGAAAAAAGTGTTTGACTTCTCACTTTTTTCGTATCATAGTCATATTTATAGTAAGAAATGAATAGCACATCACATCTACAGTATAGCAATACAAGCTCCAATTGGGGTATCTGCTTCATTGCACAACCATCCATTGGAGCCGCTGAAGGCGATACAAAGGAGGGTGTGGCTTAAGAGGAGAAAAGTAAATTTTCCAACCTATAAAGCCCCACCCGTAAAAAAGGTGGGGTTTTTATTTGGAGAAAAATCAAAATAGTATTTGACAAAGTATAAAAAGTGTGTAGAGTGTTAGTTGTTCTTTAGAAAAATCAATTTTGTTAGGGATAGAGGTAAAAACGCACCTATTTAAGCGTTAAAATAGCCACCGGACTCATAATAGAGAGGACCGTTTTGTGGGAAGCAAATCAACAAGTTTAGGTTAGGATAGTGACAGAGATAACTTGTTGTGAGCACGAAGTGAATATATTGTTCTTATAAATGAAAGAATATATTAATAAGATGGGTAATCAATCCCGTTGAGATATATTCTTTTAGTGTTCCGAGTTTTACAAACCTCCACGCGGTTCGGAATGGGAAATACGTAGTATTACGTATTTGCTAATTGTAAATAATTTTATATAGTTTTTTGACATATATATTATATCTATAGATATACAAATATATGGCAGATGATAAAGACCTGATAAGAGAGTTTTTGACTGGCGGATGGCTTGTAGCACTGGTAGGTGCGGCAGGAATGGTCGCAAGATTACTTACAGACGACAGTAAAATGCCGTGGGTAGAACAACTCAAAAAGATATTTGCTGCATCTATATGCTCTATAATAGCGTGGTTTATGTTGGAACAAACTGACATATCCAGCCTAACCAAAGCAATAATATATGGTGTTGTTGGTGTAATATCACCTGAGTTATTACAAGGATTGGCAAGATTAGCAAAGCAAGTATCCAAAAACCCAGCAAAGTTTATCAATAAAAAATGAAATCAAAACACGCCATTATTGTAATGCTTTTTATTGTGTCCATTTTTGTATCAAAGGGGCTATACACAAGTTCAATGCTGCGTTCAAAGATTGATCATTCGTATAAAGAATTTGAGGTTGTAACAAATACACTTAGTCCGTTGTTTGACTCATATGGTCTTACGCTTGTAGATAGTCAAGTCAAAGTATCGCACGATCTTATAACACTAGATCAGTTTAGAAACACGCTAACAAAAACGCTACAACAGCAACAAACTTTACTTACGTCATACAAGAAAAATGTAGAAGGAAAAGAAACAATAGACGACAAAGAGTTGTTTATACGCACACAGCGAGTAACAGAATATATCAAAAAGATACAAGTATTGAGTGTGCGTGGAGATGTAAAAGAAATACACGCACAATTGTATAATGGAGAGTTATATCGTCTAATAGATCCCGTAACGGAAATCATAAACAAGATACTGGATAATAAGTTTGATGCGGCGGAAAATTCAAGAAAAATTGCGTTGGATGAATTAGTAGCATATGAAAAAGTAGTATATTTCACTGCTGCCTTGACAATTATACTGGGTGTGGCATTATTCAGGTGTAAGGGGGACTGTGTGGCAAAGAAAAAGCCGCGTAGATCAACCAAACGTATAAAAAACAGATACTAAAATTTTTGCGGTAGTAGCTCAGTTGGTAGAGCGCAATCCTTCCAAGCTTGATGTCGCAGGTTCGAGCCCTGTCTACCGCACCAAATTTATGTATGTGTGTGCCCGAAATAGATAGGGCGGTCTCTGCAAAAGACATTTATGCTGGTGCAAGTCCAGTCACATACTCCAATATGAAAAATAAAATCAAATTGCCAACGCTAGAAGGTAGATTAAAAAACAAGATAAGAACCAGAAAAGAAGCAGTCAAACAACTTCAAGATGCTGGAATGGAATTGACCCCATTGGCCAAAAAGTATCTTAAATGAGTAAGTTTCTTGACCAAACACTTTTTACAATTTATTGTCCCATAGCTCAGTTGGCAGAGCAAGAAATTGTTAATTTCAAGGTCGCACGTTCGAACCGTGCTGGGACAGCCATTTACGGGGATTGTGATGTAATCAGAAGCATAACAGATTGTGAATCTGTGTGAGACGGAGCATACCCGTCCATTCCCACCATTTTATGGATCATAAGCATAAGAAGTGATGCTCTAGGCTCTTAACCTTGAGAACACGGGGCAGTACCGTGATGATCCACCATTTAATACGGACGTGGTATATTAGTAGTGCCTCGGTCTCCAAAACCGATGACGAGAGTGCGATTCTCTCCGTCCGTGCCATTTTTTGTCGAATTTTATTATATTTATAGTAGTATGAAATACAAAGATTTTTATAATAACGACAGTCTATTACTTGAAACAAAGCAAGAACTTGAGCGTAATAGATTATACGTCGAAAGTCTGTTGAATGAAAGGTTTTCGGATGATGTTGGCTATGCGATAGATAAAGCGATGGAAATTATTAAAAAAAATGGCACGGAAAAAGTAGAAGCTTGGTTCAATCGCTGGTTTAATAAAGAAAAAAAAGATATGGGTTGGGTGAACGATTTACCTGATTGCCCGTGCAAGTTGGATATGTCTGGCGGAGAACCAAAAAGTCCAAGCAAAGAATTTTCTGGACCAAGCACCATTTTAAAGCAGTTTTTACATCCAGGTGCAAAGTGGGAATTGCGGTCAAAAGAAGGACAGCAGTGCTGTTATGATGCAGACGGAAACTTATTAACGAGTGGCCCAGGTGCAGGAACCGCCGACAAAGAATCTCCAGCAAGCAAACTAAATTCTCCATTTCATTTTGTCGCAGATGTATTACCATTTTTTATTGCGTATCATTTGGACAAAAATACCCACGGCGACCATGTAGATCAGTATATTGAGGTAAGACCACCAAACGTTGGTCAAGGATGTCCAGTAAACGCAAGCTAAATTTTTACTTTACCAGTAAGACGCAGAGTCTTAGCGGTCGTAGCATACACATCAGCAATCTTGTGGGTCGTTTCTGCAAGACCAAGTGACAGGTACGACGCCCGATAAGCCGGACATTATTCGCTAAACGTGAGCCAAGGCAAAAGAAGCGGGTAATGTTCCAAGAACAGAGTGCACGATATGTTCGGGCCATAACGGAGAAAAATAGTGTATGGTGGGTGAGAGCCCCACACTGGTAATTCATTTATGGGGGTGGGAGCTTATGAAGCACAAGCGATAGATTGTCAATCTATAGATAGTCGGTGCAAATCCGATGCACCCCGCCAAAATTTTAATGGTGTCGTCGCATAGTGGCAATTGCAGGAGACTGTAAATTTCCCGACCTAACGGTCTACATTGGTTCGAGTCCAATCGGCACCACCAACTTCATATGAAGAAGCCACCAGCCTGATCCGCTGTCCTACCAACCGTGGCGATCCCCTATGGTAGTGAAGGGACCAATTTATGGGAGTATAGTGTAATGTATAACACGCAACGCTACGGACGTTGTAATCTAGGTTAAATTCCTAGTACTCCTACCAATTTGGCCCCATAGAATAATGGTTGAGTTCGCCTGCCTTTCAAGCAGGAGAGGTGGGATCGTGACCCACTGGGGCTACCAGTTTATTTTGTTCCTTGGTGTAATGGTAGCACAAGCGACTTTGACTCGCTTTGTCATGGTTCGAATCCATGAGGAACAGCCACTATATATATTCATATGATAATAATACGCAGAGCAGTAGATAAACATAGAGCATACACGGTTATATTCCTAAAAGGTGAACCGCCTAAATGGATACCAACCAGTGATTATGAGCATCAACGTATACTTGAAATATACAAGCAAGATAAGCGATATGAAGGTATACTCAATGATTTTACTGATCTTGATCTAAACTAGTCCAACGAATCTCAATAGTGATTCGTAAAATGAATTTGGTATAGGATGATTTTTATATACATTCAATGTCGCATTCGACCAGTGTATTGCCAATAAATCCTTCGGAAATTCGAAAGGTCCAAAAAATGGGCCAGTTTTTTTACATCCAAGGTCCAAATAATGTTTTTGATGCAAAAAACATTCTCGACATTTCTTTGTGGTTATATTTGTTCTGTTTACCAGTATGTCCATACACAAATTCATAGAACAATCCCAATGTAGATATGGCATTGTTAAATAATTTATTTTCATGGATAATTCTTTGTATGCTTCAATCGCAAATGAAGAACCTTTTGGACATTTCATCAAGAAAGTGCTTAATGTTTTTCTTGCATCCAAAATATCAACAAATAGATATTCTGGGTTATAATTAATTGGTGCCAAATAAGCTACATCCAATTGGGAATATATTCCACCTTCCATAGCAAGAAGCTTACATTGAAACTGATCAGACCAATGACTTAATGAACCTATACCCCCGTTTGGAATATATGGTAAATATTCTCCTTGAAATGAGAAAATTGAACTTTTGGGCATTATATCCGCCGCGTCTCGTAAGATTGTTTTGTCTGGTACATTTTTTATTTTGTCATAACACCAAAGATGTACTTCGTGACCGTGTAGCTGCAATAATTTTATTGTGAGTTGTTCCATTAAGCTTAAACTGTCACCAACCCACACCGCGTGTACTATAACATTTTCTTTATTCATATTTCATATATATGAATTATAAATAGTTTTTATGGTAGAGTAGCTCAAAGGAAGAGCAGTCTGTTGATAACGGACAGGTTGTGGTGTCAGGATCCACCTCTACCACCATTTAACTTGGGTCATATCCAAACTCGTGAATACTATTAGCGTCTGTATATAGATGCTTTGCTGGCACAACTTTGGTTATTATTTTATAATCTCCACCAAGTGTTCTTTCGCCGTGAGTAACTGCATATTGCTTATTGATAGTCACCCAATCACTCGCATTTATATCTCCTTGTATATTTGAAGGAACTGCACGATATATCTTTACTTTAGCGTCTGGTTTATCTTTGGTATTATGCATTATGCTAATAGACAACTGGTCACTATAATCTGTTGCTCTATCGCCATAATATGCTACTGCTTTATTTGAGTATATGTCATCTGGATATATCTGCGTAAGGTCGTGTAAAGGAGAGCCGTTTGATTTACTTGGAGCTTTATGCGTTCCTTTATAATCATTTTCTAATATTTTTTTAGCTAGTAGATATAGTTTCACAATTATAAATATATATAAAATGATAGAATGTTGTTGACTTTCTATTAAACTAGTACATAGTTATTCTCGTTCTTTCAAATAATGGGCTCATATCTCAGTTGGTAGAGAAGCTGCTTTGCAAGCAGAAGGTCGCAGGTTCGAACCCTGTTGGGTCCACCATTTTTGTGGCGGAAAAAGTCTTATCAAATGGGACTAACGCATTATCTATACGAAGAGTATAGGTAAGTTTCTGCTCCGAGTAGTAAGTAAGGTACTATGCTGAAGCCTAGGTTGGCCAACCGAAGCTACCAGAGGTATGGTTTGTATGTAGAATAACATATGACATTGCGAACCATTATGATGCGACGGTATCATCTGACTGAATAACTGAAATATCGGAGTTGGAATGGAGGTAATCATTATTCCTCCCAATATTTTCACACATAACTAGGGCAGTCCCTTCGTGGCGTCGCATACGATACTAACGACAAGTCTTTTTTATATACTTGACAAAATAGATTTTTACTTCATTATGATGTGCGAAATGAGATGCAATAACGCAAATCATTTCATACACACACAATGAAAGACACAAATACACAAAAGACGGGTAAGAATGGTTATGAAATTAGATTGGAAATTCTTGGTCTAGCAATAGGTCAAGCAGATTCTGCTTATTTCAACGAACTCGAACGCCGTCGCCATGTTGCTGGTGATAAAGGAACATGGGAATTGCCAAAAGATAATCGCGTAGAGGAAGCAATGGAAATTGCTACAAAACTCTATCGATTTGTGGAAGGTAAGTAATAGTTATATCGTGGTGTAATAGATATAACTAGTGTATTTGATTACACCACTTATACAGGTGTAGCGTAATCTGGTTATCGCGTTCCGTTTGGGGCGGAAAGATTGTGAGTTCAAATCTCACCACCTGTACCATTTTATAATTGGCATAATATCTGCGATGTGTAATATATACAAGTAAACATATGCCAAAAAAGAAAAAATCTATCAAACCAGTAACTGCGAAAGAAATATCTGACGCATTTTATGACGGAGTATGTCATAAAAAAATTTCCAAGATGGCAGATAAGTTCTTGAAACAGAACTCTGTACTAGAGTCTGTATATTCTAGATACACAAGGCTAGATAAATAGTTTTCATATCCATATTTATATATTACATAACTTTTTTAAACATATGAAAACTATAATAAACTATATATTAGGATTGATTGGTAGTGTTGTTCGTGCGATTCGTAATGCTATTTTGGCAATATGGGCATTTATTGTATCGTTGTTTGTGTCTGAGCCAGATTGTTGCACAGGCAAATGCAAAACAAAGATTACTCCCATTGTCGTGCTATTACTTGTTATTCTGCTATGCGGATTGCTTGTTGTTGGAGGCAGAAAAGAAGTTGGTATCTTCGCCAACACAGAAAAACATGAATATGGATTTTTTGTTGGCGGCGGCAGTTCAACTACCTGCAAATGTGCTGATTGCTGTAAGGCAAGAGAAACAAAAAAGCCGGGTTATACAACAGCACCTACGCCACTAGATGCTCCAGAAGTAAGCACTTCTAAATAAAATATAATAAAGTTATAATCTTGACAGAACCCTACTTATATCGTAGGGTTCTTTTGTCTTGGAAAAATGTCTGAGTGGTCTAAAGAGACGGTTTGCTAAACCGTTGTAGGGGTTTAAATCCCTACCGAGGGTTCGAATCCCTCTTTTTCCGCCATTATAATAAGTTCAAAATAGTTCAAATTAGCATTTTGAACTATATTTATTGGTATGCACTATTTGATTTATAAGATTACCAATAAGTTGAACAACAAGTTTTATGTTGGTGCTCATAAAACTGGCAACAAAGACGATGCTTATTTTGGATCCGGTCTTATATTGGAAAGATCTGTTGCTAAACACGGAAAAGAAAATTTTGAAAAAGAAATTTTGTTTGAATGTTCGAGTGAAGAAGAAATGTGGCAAAAAGAAGCCGATATTGTGGATGAAGAATTTATAGCAAGAGATGACACATACAATATAAAATTGGGAGGATGTGGTGGATTTGATTTCATCAATCGGAATAAAATGGGCAATTTGACAGGACGGGCATCGGGCGTGAGAGACAAGAACGAATTACGAGAGATGCATTCAAAATTTGAAAAGATGCTAGAAAATCAAGAATACAAAAAAGAATTTGGACAGAAAATTTCTAATGGATTGAAACTTCATTATTTGGTCAATCGGGGTACATTTTCAAACAGAAAACATTCATTGGAAACTAGAGAAAAAATGAAAAAAGCCAAAACGGGAAAATATAACGGGAAAAATAACCCTGCGTATGGTACGATGTGGATAACGAATGGTGTTGACAATAAGAAGATAATGAGGAATGATAGTATTCCGCTTGGTTGGAAAAAAGGAAGAGTTTAGTAGTTATTTTTATGGAAGAGTGGCTGAGTGGTTTAAGGCAACGGTCTTGAAAACCGTCGTGGCAGTAATGTCACCGTGAGTTCGAATCTCACCTCTTCCGCCAGTTTGTTATAATATAATATTTTTTATAAACGATATTTATAGCTATTATGGCTATAACAAATATCGTAATAGAAAATCAAACGTTTGATAAATCAAATACGTTTAATCCAAACACATCAGACAACAGAACCGACGGATTATCTGTTTTCTGCTTTAGTCAAAATGATGATAGTGCTGTAAACAACTGCACTATAGACGGTCAAGACACTAGATGGGGTGGTAAAGCATCACTGACTTTTGGTCTTGAATATAAGAACTGTATATTCAAAAATGGAACCGCACGAGCATTTGATATGGTTCGTGGCGGCAATGTTGCTTTTACAGATTGCACATTTATAAATGATGGCGTGCGTCAAACAATCAAATCGCCATATGCTCTAAATGAAGTGTGTGATATTGGTATAAAAGGCGGCGTACACGATGTTACTTTCAGTAGTTGTGTATTTAACGACATACTACTTGGTGATTATAGCATCTATGACCAACAAGATCGTCCAAAGACACGCAGATTTACTTTTATCAACTGTAAAAACAAAGATGGCGGTCCAATCATTATTCGCGGCAGATATTTTGATAAGAATACACTAAATTTGATTGGCACAAACGCAAAAGTGTTTGTATGGCCAGAAATAGTCACCAAACTATATTGGATGTATAATCGTAAGTTTGGCGATACAAGAAAGCCAGATGGCTGGAATGTATTTGACCCAAGAGAGTTGGACAATTAAGCAGTCAACTCGCCACGCTCAATAAGTTTCTTCTTATTGATTTGATGTGCTTCTTGCACCAGTTCCTTATTTTCGCCAAGATAAGGAACAGCATAGTTATTCTCTATCATCCACTTGTTTAGATTGGTGCCATCATCAAGAATAAACTCGCCAAGTATGCGGCCAAACTTGTCGTCGTTATTATCATTCTTGTGAGTAATAATCTTTACAGAACAACCTACAGGTAGTTTTTCTTGTAGTTTCTTTTTAGAAAGAGCACCACGCACTTTTTCTTCTTTGTTTGTTGTACGAGATTCTGGTGCGTCTATACCAAGCAATCTTACTTTTTGGTTAGCTAGGGTTGTATTGAAACCCAAGTCCAAATCTATTTCAACGGTGTCACCGTCTAAAACTTTGTTGATGCGGCATTTATATGTGTACATAAGTGATAATATATATCAAATCGTATATATAAAAATATATATAAGAAGTTTTTACTTGACGCTGTCGTATATACGTGTATATTTATCGGTTCAAAGTCGTAAAAGACAAATACATAAAATAAATATGAAATACAATAATACTAATACACGAAATAACTCGTTTTGGACAAAGACTTTTTCTTTGTTCATGGCGTTTGTATTCGCTGGTTATGTCTTTGCTATTCCTAGCATTGATGTCAGCAATCTACAAACCACAACGGGTGTAAATGTAACAGGAACAGCGACCACGCTGAATGTTTCTGCACCAAACAAGGCCGTGTTGTCTTGGCAGGCATTTGGTAGCGGCACAAGCACATTCAATACGGGTGAACGCATTGAATATACACTGCCGTCTGCCGGTTCATCTGTTCTAAACATTGTTACTGGTGGAGCAGCATCTACAATCAACGGTGCTATTGAGTCCAATGGCAAAGTGTTTATCCTTAATCCGGGTGGCGTTTTGATCGGCGGCACCAGCACCATCAATGTTGCTGGACTATATGTTAGCACTGTGGATGATCCCACTGTATCTCTTGGATACTGGAATACCAATGGTAAGTTGCCCAGCCAAGACAATCTACCCACCAGCGTTCTGGTTAACGGTGTCACCGTAAATGATGGTGCCATCATTCAGTCTGTTGGTGATAGTATCACAATTGCTTCGCGTGCTGCTAATATCGGTGGTGCTGTAGTAACTGGTAACCTTGTTGTCAATACCTATGGTGGCACAGTCACGATTGGTTCGTCTGCATCTGCTCCCATGGTGCTCAACGGCAAGACTGATGTGTCTACATCTGGCGGAAGCGTCGTGATTGCTCCGAATGGATTTATTACATCCACGGGTAACATCACTATCAATGCCACCGGTACTATTGCTGCTGGTGCAGTTACGCAGGGAACTGGTACACTCAATGTTGCCAATCTGGCTGTGTCTGGTAAGGACATTTCTTTACCCAGAGTTTCTAGCACAAATGTGACTGTGTCTGGTAACAATATTGTTGTAGCCAGCACTGCTGCTACTACTAACTATACCGCACTTGCTGCTGGTAACCTGACATTGTCTGGTAACATGGTAAATCTTACTGATGTTGCCAGCAGCGGAACTGGTGATACTAATGTATCTGCCAACTCCCGCGTCTCGCTGAATAAGGTTGCTATTGCTAGCACAGGTAACACTACATTCACCGCTCCTAGCGTCGTTGATGGTGCTGAAGGACTGTTCGTATATGGTCCAACAGCCTTTGTTACAACTGGTGACACTAATATTACACGCGCCAAGCACAGTTTTGGTCCTGTAAGTCTGACCGTTGGTGGTAATGCTACTATCCTTGAAGACGCTACGCTGAACTTGAACCGTGTTGCTGTTACTGGCAATCTGGTTGCTGCTAGCAAGAACGACATCGTACAGTTGCTGGCTACTAGCCGCGTGACTGCTGCTACTAGCAATCTGTCTGGTGGCAATGTTACTCTTAACAACCCTGCTGGTCTAAACAACCTCGGTAATGTTACGCTGACTGCTACTGCTGATGCTAATATCACACAGGCTCGCAGCACAGTTCTTGGTACTACCGTTGTTGGTGGTAACTTGACTGTATCTACAGTTGGTCTTGAGGGCTCCACAGTTACTCAAGTACCTGCTACATCCGCCGATGTTCGTGGCAATGTTACTGTAAACACCAACAATGCTGAAGTGGCACTGACTCAGCCAAATAACAACTTTGGCTTGATCTCTATCACTACTGGTACCGGTGCAATCAATGTTGTTGAACTTGCTTCTGCTAACATTGGTCTATTGAACGGCGGCGTTACTAGCGTTACCAGCGGTGCGGATATCTTCAATACATCTGCACAGGCGACCAACTCTGTGGTCGGCCCCTTGACCCTGACTGCGGGTGGCAGTATCACGCTGTCCAATCTGTTAAAGACCTCGGCACTTACATTCAATGCCAAGGGAGTAACAGACTTGAGTGCATTGAGTTTTGCTGCCAACTTGAGTGGAGTATATCCAGTCAATGCTGGTACAGGCACATTCCTGCCTCCAAAGCCTTGATATAGTTAATATATATCAACTCACGAAAACCCAGCGTAAATGCTGGGTTTTTGTTTATGTGTATATATTTATTATTATATGAAAAAATCAGAACTCAAAGACCTTATCAAAGAAGTAATGGATGAAATGGTAACATTAAATCCAGAACGCCAGCAGGATATGATTGAATATCAACTAACTGCCATAGAAGAAAAGTGTAAGCGTATAAAAGAGATTATGGCAAGTGAAACTGTAAAGTTAGATCCTTGGATTATAGATAAGGTTAGCATAGCATTTCATAACATAGATGTTATTGCCAACAAGTTCATGTTTGGAGATAAAGCGGACTAAATGAAACTACCTAAATATCGCTCTATTTTTATATCCGACCTACATCTCGGTTCTAAAAATAGCAAGGCGAAAGAGGTAGAAAATTTTCTAAAATGTAACAGTTGCGAGACTCTTTATCTCGTCGGTGATGTCATAGATGGTTGGAAGTTTCAACAAAACAGGTCAAAATGGAAAAACAGCCATTCTGAAGTAATCAGAAGATTGTTGAAACTACATCGTAATGATACCAAAATAGTATATGTTATTGGCAATCACGATGAGTTTTTCAGATTGATGCTGCCATATGAACTTGAAGTAGGAAACATCAAGTTATGTAATGAAATAGAACATATTAGTGTATATGGTGAAAAATATCTTGTTGTTCACGGAGATTTATTTGATGGTATAACAAGATTGGCTCCGTGGCTTAGTTTTCTTGGAGACAAAAGTTATGATTTTATTCTTGCCCTAAATACAAAATATAACTGGATAAGACATAAACTTGGATTTGGTTATTGGAGTTTCAGCAAGTTTTTGAAGCATCGCGTCAAAAAGGCCGTTGATTTTATATTCAAGTTTGAGACTAATATATCTAATCATTGTAAAAGAAAAGGATATGTTGGCGTAATATGCGGTCATATACATCATCCAGAAATGAAACATATAAATGATGTTCATTATATGAACTGCGGCGATTGGGTAGAATCATTGACCGCCATAGTAGAGCATCACAATGGAACATTTGAGTTGATACACTACAATGAAAAAGATACTAATAGTAACGGATAATCTTTTCACGCAAATAAATGGCGTTGTAACTACATACAAGAATATAAAGATACAGGCGGAAAATGATGGACATACGGTATGCTTTATTTCACCGGAAATGTATAAGCATTTTAGTATGCCAAGATATCCGGAAGTAAAAATGAGCCTGCCATTTGGATTAGGAAAAAAGATAGAAGAATACAATCCAGATTATATTCATATTTCTACAGAAGGCCCGCTTGGACTTTTTGCCAAACTATATTGTGATAGTAAGAAATACAAATACAACACTTCATATCATACAAAGTTTCCAGAGTATGTGAATGAAATGTATAAAATACCAAAGTGTATCACATATTCTTATGTAAGATGGTTTCATAAACATTCTGGTAGAGTATTGGTTACTACCAAGTCAATGATGAATGAACTGAGTAAAAACAATTTTGACGTTGAGATGGTTATATGGACAAGAGGAGTTGATAAGAATCTGCTGACGCCAACAACTCAAAGAAAAAAGAATGAAGTTCCTGTTGTGTTATATGTTGGCAGAATATCCCTTGAAAAAAATCTGGATGACTTGTGTGTTCTACAAGACAAATATGAAGTTCGCTTGGTTGGTGATGGTCCATATAGAAAACATTTAGAGAAAAAATATAAAAATGTAAAGTTCCTTGGATACAAAACCGGAAAAGATTTAGCAAATGAATATATAAACGCAGATGTATTTTGTTTTCCCAGCAAAACAGACACATTTGGTATAGTTTTGATAGAAGCAATGAGTTTAGGCACGCCAATAGCCGCATATCCCGTTTCTGGTCCAATAGATATTGTTCAAGATGGGTTGACAGGATATATGGGAGATAATCTTGAAGATTGTATCAACAAGTCGCTAAAACTAAATCGTGATATAGTCGCGATGAATGGTTCATATTGGACTTGGGAAAATTGCTGGAAAATATTCAAACAAAACTTAATTGAAAAATAGTTATTGACTTTGGATAAATAACATCCATACTAGTCACTGTTAGTTGATTTGGTCCCATAGTGTAACTGGAAGCACCGACAGCCTTATAAACTGTGCGCACCTGATTAGTGCCGAGCGGGGGTTCGATTCCCTCTGGGACTACCAAATTGTTAGGGTGGGTTAATTAATGTGGTATAATGCTGGTCTCATAAGCCAAGATAGCGGATTCAAACGCCGCACCCACTACCATTATATGAAATATAGTTTTTCCAAGTATGAAAAGGAAGATCCCAATTTTATCTCCGATTTGAGAGAAAGCAAAAAATCCGTAGAAGTCGTCGCCGATTGGCTTCGTTCATTAGGAAAAAAAGTAAATATATTCGAAGTCAAGGAAAGGCCAAGCGTAGAGAAAATGGCAGAATATGCAGACGACGGAGATCTCGAAATTGTTGATGAATTGAATGGAAATAAAAGAATAGAAGTAAAACATAGAAAATCTTTAAAATTTTCTGGTCTAAAAGATTTTCCTTATAAAACAATCATAGTTGACGTATGTCATACATTCGATAATGCTGATCCAAAACCGTATGCATATGTTATATTAAATGACACTATGACTACGGCTCTTATAGTAACTACAAGCTCTTCCGAATATTGGAAAAAAGTTTCAAAAAGAGATAGATTTAAAAACAGAATAAGATATTTTTACGAATGCCCAGTTGAGCACGTAAAAGAAAAAAAATTGTTTACAAATTGTAAAGTTTGATGAACTGGTTTTTTAATCTGTAAAAATTTACATAAATATTAACACTAACCGTAGTTATGAAAAAGATACTTGTCATGGGATTGCCTGGTTCGGGTAAAACAACATTATCTACTGCTTTAGCAAAAGCAATGAACGCTGTTCATTTCAACGCCGACGAAATAAGAACTAAAATAAATAAAGACCTTACGTTTGATGTAGCTGATAGAATAGAACACGCCAGAAGAATGGGAGTATTATGTGATATAGTAAATAGAACAGGTGTATATGCCATAGCAGATTTTGTATGCCCTACGGCAGCAGCACGAGAGGCATTTGGCGCCAAAGATGCTTATGTAATATTAATGGCAAGAAAACCAGTTAGAGATTTTACTGATACAACAAAGTTGTTTACGCAACCAAATGAATATCATTTGAAAGTAGATGAATCGCACGAACTTGATTATTGGGTACATTACATATACAATAGTCTAAAAAGCATAGAGCACGAAGATTATAAGATATAACCGTATTATTACTTATTATAGATTTTATGCTTGAGTATAGCATAAAAATCTGTATAGTTATAGCATATGAATAAGAAACTATTGTTTATCTTTACTATGTTTGTTAGCGGCATTTTTGCCAATGACTCTGTTGTAGATTTTGGTAATTATGATATTATGAGCACATTTCAGCCGTCATATACAGACCCTGTGCAGATGATTAGTATGAGCAGCAGTTATGATTGGGATGATGACGATGAAGATGATGACGATGATGACGATAAATACAAGCGTCCATATTATGGCGGCGGAGGTGGTTATGATAAAGATTATTGTGGCCCTGCGGTACCTGAACCATCTACATATGCATTGTTTGCAGGAATGATTGGATTGGGATATGCAGTTTATCGCAGAAAGTTCTTGACGAAATAAATAAAGTGTGTAGAGTATAGGTGTTCTTTGATTATGGTCGAGTGATGGAATGGCAGACATGAAAGTTTTAGAAGCTTTTGCCGCAAGGCGTATGGGTTCAAGTCCCTTCTCGACCACCAAATTTTTAGTTGTTAGAGCGTGGTAAATGGAAGACGAAAAAATATTTGTTGTTTTGTTTTCCAATCTAATATTTATTAGTATGAGACAATACAAAAATTATACTGATAAAGACATAATCGCCAATGCAGCAAACGTAAAAAGTCTTGCTGGATTACTCAAATCCTTGGGACTTCGACCGGCTGGTGGGAGTTTCAATAATATGAAAAGAAATCTACAAAGATTAAATGTTGATACGTCGCACTGGACGGGGCAGGGATGGAATAGTGGACAAAGATTAAAAGATTGGACGGATTATACAAGAGCAGCCTACTTAAAACCTCACTTAATAGGTGAAAGAACCCACAAATGCGAATCGTGTAAGCAAACAACGTGGATGGAAAATAAAATACCTCTTGAGGTCCATCATATTGATGGCGATAGGACTAATAACAATATTGACAATCTTCAGTTATTATGCTGTAATTGTCACGCTTTGACAGATTCTTGGAAAAGAAAAAAATAATGGCCGTGTAGGAGAACTGGTATATCCACTTGACTCAAAATCAAGCGCGAAAGCATTGTGGGTTCGATTCCCACCTCGGCTACCAATGTATGGTCGTGTAGCTCAGTTGGTTAGAGCATCTCGTTTACACCGAGAGGGTCAGGGGTTCGAGTCCCTTCGCGACTACCATTTTTATGGCCGTATGATGGAACTGGATATACATAATTGACTTAAAATCAATTGCCTTCGGGATTGTGGGTTCAAATCCCACTGCGGCTACCAATTTTATGCTAAAATCATTTTGGAGAATATGGGCAAAATCACTTGGTGAAAAAGCAAGTGAAGATAATTGTGAAGCAGATAAAGTTGCATTTGTTCGCACGCTCATTGTACTTTTTTACATCATCACCAATATGTTTATTATTGCTGGCGTAATACATCGTTGGTAAAATTTTCCAATGAGTTTTTATATATACGTTTTTCATATATACGAAGATATTTATGGTTGAAAGATAAAATCCATAAATTATGAAAAAACTACTAGTCTCAGGCATTTTAGCGTTGTTAGTTTCAGCTACGAGTTTGTTTGCTCAAACACAATCAACAGAATATACTGGCACAAAAATCACACTTGCTGGTGAAGCACAGGGCACAACTCCAATCACATTTGCGTGGTTCAAGAATGATGTACAAGTTGCTACTGGTGCTAATCTTGTATTCAATGCCATTGCTCTAACAGATGCTGGCACATACAAGCTTCGTGCAACCAATAACTGGGGCACTGCTGATAGCGATCCTCTTGCTATTGTTGTTGTTACGCCAGTTGCTCCTAATCAGGTTAGAATCCAAATTATTCGCGGATAAAATTCTTGAAGTTTGATTATTCACGCCATATATTAGTGGCGTGAAAATCAGTATGATTAGAAACTAATCAACGGTTTATAATATTTTCATACCGTATATATTATATTTATACGGTATATGAAAAAGATATTTCTACTACTGACATTCTTGACAGTTGCTCTTACATCATATGCTTTGGATGTAAAAACCATAAGCACAAGCACCGAATATAAAATAACAAACAGAGATTCTGGTTATTTGATTGCGATGCAGACGCCAAATAACTCAACGGTTAGATTTGTTGTGCCATTTGAAAGAACCAACGTATTTGGCACGGGTACAGAAATATATGGCACAGCATTATCAGATGGTACAATAAATATTGTTGGTGAAAATGGCGTAGTTATACTACAATCAGATGATGCTTTTAGAACGCGAAAAATGGGTTCGCAATGGAAACTAACCAGAATAAGCAGAAACTTTTGGTTGCTTGAAGGTGATTTATATAGTCTACAAGCAGATGCATATGTTGGCGATGATATTACTATAAAAGCAAATGTTGATGCTGCTGCAACTGGACCTTTAAGATTTGTATGGTATAAAAATAATGTAGTTTTAGCGGGCAAAACAAATGCAAGCCTAAAACTAGCCAATATTACAACTGCTGATTCAGGAAACTATAAAGTAGAAGCACGCAATACTGCTGGACTTGTAAAAAGTGAAACTACAAGTTTAGTAGTCAGATGATATTTTGTTATTTTTTATAGTTATAGTTATATAGGTTATGAAAATATCAAGAAGAAAATTTATTGGTACTGGTGCCATCGGATTGACCAGTGTAGCTACATTGAATTCGGCTCAACCGGGTGGAATAAATAAGCCCGTTGAACTGTGTGATCCAAACGCAAAACCTTTTGTATTTGGAAAAGAACCAAACAGAGTTCGCAAAAGCTTTTATGATCTTACCGACGAAGAAGTAAGAACGCTGTGTAAAGCAGTTGACTATATGCGAAATACTCTTCCTATGGGAACACCTACCCAATGGGAATCATATGCAAATATTCATATGAAACACTGCACAGCTTCGGATGCAGCAAACCCTCAAGTACATTGGGGTTGGCATTTTCTACCTTGGCATCGTGGCTATATTTTCTTCTTAGAAAGAATACTCGCAAACTGTTTGGATAAGTTGGGATACAACGGTGTACCCTTTGCATATCCATTCTGGGATTGGTGTGCACATCAAGAAATACCAAACACAAAAGAACGTGAAGCAAGAGGTTTGGCGAGTCCGCTGTTTGGATATGATCTTACTCAAGAGAATATGGTAAACGCCGATAATCTTGGATTTGACAACATTGCATTGTTTGACGGAAATCGTGGACCAACAATACAAAAGAGCAAAATGGATCCAAACAACGAAGTTTCACAAGATTCAAAAGCTCACGTTCAAGAGTGCAAAAACTATATGAGTCCAGAATATATCAATCTTGTTCTTACAACCCCTTGGGAACAATTTGGCGGGAAGCCTGTTACAGATAGAGCAACTGGCCAAGGGTTGGTGGAATCTGGACCACACAATGATGGCCACGATTGGGTAGGTACTCGTTATGGTAAGAATCGTAATATGGGAACTCTAAGATATGCGGCAAATGATCCTATATTCTTTATGCATCACGGAAATATAGATCGCATATTCTCACTATACAGAAATCCAATGCCAGATCTTGATGGTCCGTGGGGTCAACAAGTATATACATTCCCAGACATTGATGGTTCTCCTGTTACTGTAACAATCAAAGATATTATGACAAAGATGAACACAGTATCATATGCTGTACCATCCGATAATAATTTGACTGTTCCCACAAGCGTATCAACAAACTACGCCAGTGTATCTGCTCCAATAAATCAATATGCTACAGTACGTGAAGGGTTATCTTTGTATGTTCGCCCGCAAAATACGTTAAAAGATTTGATTAGTAAGGCAATAGACGGCGGAACATCATTATTGGAAATAGAAACAGGACCAGTATTTCACGTTGGAAAATGTGCCATCAAAGCATATGTAAATGGAAAGTATATTGGTCGAGTAAAGATAATGGATGGAGATCCGAGTACAACAAACAAAACCATTACACACTCATTTACTATGACTGTTGGACATCTTGGAAAGATGAAAGAAGTTATACCAAACGGCGATAAGTTCGAACTTCAACTCAAACTTGTAAACTTCAAGAATGATGTGTTGATACGAAACCTCAAGCTTTCAGTCATAGGTTAGTTTATAAAAAGTAAAATATACTTGCTATTTTAGCGATTTATTATAACATCGGGTATATAGTTATATGCTCAGTTATAACAGCCACCAAACCTATGGGTCTGTGGCTCTAAGATAGGAGAAACATATCATGGTAGCAGCCGTTGTATGTTGGGCAGTTTTGGGCTTGGTCATTATTTTCGACCAAGATTACTCAAAATAAGCCAATAAAAAAGAAAACCAGTAGAGGGTGGATTTCTCCACCCTCTTTTTTTATATCTTTATATTTATAGATATGATCAAACTCAAAGACATACTAAAAGAAGCCAAGCTATATTCCTTCAATATAAGTGAAGTATTAGAAAAGTTTTTGCAGTTTGACGGTAAAACAATAGTATTGTTTGACACAGAAACCGTTGGCTTAGAACCAAACACATCATATATTCAAGTAACACATATTGCTGCTATGGTATATGATGGTTCAACATTCAATGAAATCGGCGAGTTTAGCAAAAAGATAAATATTGGACCTGCACTAAACAACGCATTAAATGATCCAAATAGTGCTGAAGCAAAACATCTTGGTAAAGAAATGGCACGCAGACAAAAGAAGTATGGTAAGCCAGACCTTCATCCAAGAGACGCACTCAAGATGACTGGTTATGATGTGCCAAACGCAGAAAAGCTTGATGAAAAAGAAGCACTGATTGAGTTTGAGAAGTTTTTGGATAGATATCAGAATGTTGTGATATTAGCACATAATGCCACATTTGATATGAAAGTTATTGCGGCGAGAAGAAAACTACACGGCTTGCCGCCAATGAAGACATATCCTGTATTAGATACAGTGAATATATCCAGATTCTTCTTCATCCCAGCATTACAAGCATTAGAAACAAATCCAGAAGCCAAACAAGTTCTGGACGGCTTGCTCGCTAAAACAAAATACAAAAGCTATAGCTCAAGTCTTGGTAAGTTAGGTCAAGCACTTGGAGTAAAGATTGATGGATGGCACGACGCCAAAGAAGATGTCAAAATGCTTATGCAAGTATTGAAAAAGATCATAGAGTTCCTAAAAACAAACGCAGGAACAGACATAAGAAAGTTTCAGGGAAAAGCAGCAAAACGCTTCAGAAACATGAAGTTTTAGTACAATATTCATATATTTATACATATTATGTTAATACCTTGGCAAACCTACTATCAAATAAACAAAAACAGAATGCCGTTGAATAAGCTGATGGAGCAATATGCTCGCATCGTGCGTGATTTCAACGAAGAAATGGCGGCAAGACAAGCAAACGCTGCACCTGGCGCAGGCGCTGGGGGAGAAGACGGAACGGGACCAACCCCAACCCCAACGGCAACCCCAGCACCAACGGCAACCCCAGCACCAACGGCAACGCCTACTCCGACGCCGACTCAATCCGCTACACCGGCACCAACGGCAACACCAACGGCAACGCCAACGGCAACGCCAACGGCAACGCCAACGGCAACGCCAACGCCATAACTTATCCAGTAAAAAACAAAAGCCCCGATTTCTCGGGGCTTTTTTATTATCCTTTAAATTTATAGATTATTATATCACCTTCATAATTGTGAAAGGCGACTTCAATTAACCTTTCCACGATTCGCCAATCTCCGCCACCTAATCCACATCCCATAAGATATGGAAATCCAATATTTGGAACTGGTAAATCTTCATCATTCTCTACAAGATAGTTTTTCATTCCTTCAAGAGCATCATACAACGCATTGTAGTTTGTCATTCTGGTTTTTGAGCCATACAAGTTTTGACCATAAAGGTTAAAAATCTTCTTGAAAGGATTTCCATCCATATGACAAAAACTATAACTTCCAAGCACTGCCTTACCATCCTTGTATGCCATAGTATCTGCGTGATATGCCTTGGGATACATTTCTTTTATGCTTTTGGCAATACCTGCTCCAAATATGTTTTGGCAGTTGGCTTGATGAGCAATTACTTCAACGTCCGTTGCTGTAAGCAGATTACCATCTTTGTGTATTAGTTTTTTCATAAATTTTATTCAAAAAAAGAACTGGTGTCTGCACCATGATGATCCACTGGGCTAAACTTGTTTGATTTAAGTTCTCGCACAATCTCATTCCATTCAACAGGTCGCTTTTTCCAATCCCATCCTACATCAAGACGCTTAAGACTATTATCCTCTTTCATGCTTCTATGACAATGACCGTGGATATTATACCCACCATCCCCCATATGATTCCACGAAGCAATAGGATAATGAGTCAATACAACTGGCGTGCTATCAATAAACACTTCCGCATAATGACCAAGAAAAATAAATGGACTATTTGGATATGGAAGAGGATACATATCAATATCATCTGCAAGCAAACCAATATCATTTCTTACTTTGTCATATAGTCCCTTGATACCAGCACTATGATTGCCCCAAATATAGTAATGTTGTTTACAAGGTATGGTTATTACTCGCTTCGCATATTCTTCCGAGTTTGCTCCAGCACCGCATACCATATCGCCAAGATTGAATAGTATATCATCTGGACCAATATGACTATACATCATATCAAAAGTATGCTGAACTGCCTCATTTACATTGTTGTAAAAGCGAGGATTTAATATAAATGGCTTGTTGTGTCCAACGTGCAAGTCGGACACAAACCATATCTTTTGTTCAGAACTCTTGAATGATAACTTCTTCACTTGATGGTGCTCTTGAAGTTTTCGACCAAGCTGGTGATATTCATCTTTCCTACTGGGTTCATGCTATGCACAACATAGTGCGGAAAGTTCGTGTCTTCATCCATACACTTTTCAATCAGCCATTTAGCACAATGATATCCCGTTCTCTCTTTGAATTCACTTCTTGGGTTAGCACCATAATGCTCTTCTGCGAGGTCGTGATCAAAGGCAACAAACGATGGAATGCCATTCTTTGAGATATGCTCAACGAATTGATCATAATTACGCACAATTTCCCAAGGACCATCTGGTAGTTTTACCCAAGTCACTTGCTCCGGTTCTCTTACATCATCAAGAAATAGTTTATACATAAAAATAAAATATTATTCTAAGTATTGTATATGTCAACCAGAATATAATTTTTATAAAAATTTCCTCAAATAAAAAGTATTGACAAGACGATATATCTAGATAATTATAGTTGTCGTTCTTTGAATCACTTTTAGAAGCGTGTAGGGTAGTTAAAAGAGTCGTTGTTTGTAAAACTTGCGACTATTCTCACATAACATCATAGTAGGCATCAAGTTTTATTCTTGTCTAAATAGCCGAAGTTGTTGGGATAGGATGAAATACCCGAATGTATTTCCGGTGCCGGTGCCCAAACACCTAGCCCCTACACGTTTTCTATCTTTATTATGGGCGTGTTCTGGATTCTACTATATAGTGTAGATGCAGTCCGCATGCACAGAGTCTAATGCCTCTGTATAATACCCGTTGGAAAAAATAAATGCTAAGAGAAATCTTGCTAAGACATCGTTCCTAAGCGTAAGCCGTAAGAGCGAAGTTGCTGTAGCCTAAGTTGCTACCCGTTTTATCTATTGACGCAGATATATAGAATAAAACGCTCGACCATCTGCTTGCTGTTGTAAGGACGAGGGTCGTAACAACAGCGAGAAACACGAGTCCTCAACTTCTAAGTGGTGCTCTACCAAACTTAGTCGGATTATAAGAGATAAGCATGTATATGGTTGTAGTTATATTATACAGCACAGGGGTTCAACTCCCCTCACGTCCACCATTTTATATATTGACATAAAAGATTTTATATCATATAGTTATCGGTACTTTGCGAAAACCGTGAAGAATAATAACTAAATATAAAATAAATATGAAGAAATATATTACTAAACTAATCGTAGGATTGATTGCGATCACATCAGTTTCTTTCTCCCAGACAGTATCGGCTACTGCTGGATTTGAGAGTGACTATGTATTTCGTGGTGTAGCTGGAGGAACCAATGTAGGTACTTCCGAAGTCACCGTCAATCTACCATCTAAGACCAGCTTGAGTGTCGTCGGTCTATGGGATTTTGATAATCTAAATACAACCGTTCGTGAACTTGATGTGGCCTTGACTCAAGGATATACTATTGACAAGGCAACTACACTCAAGGTTGGTGGCGTGGGATATTTTTACCCCAAGGCTGCACCAGCAAAGGGCGAAACAAATTATAGTGTTGAAGTGTTCGGATCTCTGGCTTACGATGCTTTTTTGAGCCCAACCGTAGCAGCAGGATATGACCTGAATCTGCGTCAGGTGTTTGCTGAAGGCTCTCTCAGCCAGCCAATCAACCTCTTCCTGCTCGCCAAGGGATTCAAGCTGGTTCCTGCTGCTACTCTTGGATGGGTTGGTGCCAAGGATGCTCTACCAGAGCGCCGTGGTGGCCCAGTCAAGGATTCGTATTATTACCTAACTGGTAAACTGGACTTGGTGTATGAAGCCAAGAATGTTGTTGTTGGTGCTGGCTATCGCCATAACTACCTCAACAACTCTGTCACAACCAACAATAGTTGGCTTGGTGGATTTGTTACCGTCAAGTTTTAATAACATATCATAAACTGGTTATAATCAAGAGCCTCACACGAGGCTCTTTTTTATTGATTTGACAACAGCATTTTACCGTATAATATGTATGCTATGATTTTACCATCTAATATTACTCCATCGCTATGCTGTATCCATACAGGACTACAAGAGCATAAAATCAAGTTCAATGTAATGACATATGCCCAATATAAGAAGTTGGGTAGCAAGGTTGCTATGAAAGTGCTTGCTGATCGTTCATTGAATAATATTAAGACTATTCGTGCTATTCTTGGAGAGTGTGAGGTTAATAACTGGAATTACCGCATTGGTAGTAATGTTTTTCCATTGATGACGCACCCAGATCTGGAGTTTACTGTGGATGATTTTTATAACGCCGAAGAAATATACTCGGAATTCAGAGCAGCCGCTAAGATCATACAGGACAATAACATTCGTTGTAGCATGCATCCTGACCAGTTTGTTGTACCTGCCAGTCCAAATCCAAAAGTTGTTGAAAACTCTATACGAGACTTGGATCAACACGCCATGATTATGGATATGCTTAATTTACCTCGTTCATACGAAGCACCGATTAATATTCATATGAACTGTTATAACAATGGTAACTATGCCGAAACAACAGATAGATTCCAGAAAGTATATCATAATATGAGCGACGGTGTGCGTAGTCGTTTAGTGTTGGAGAACGAAGACAAACTAAAGAGTTGGAGTGTAATGGCATTATATGAAAACACATACAAGCGACTGGGTATTCCAATTACATTTGATAATCTGCACCATATGTGTAATTCAGACTCAACCAGCGAAGAGTTTGCGTTTGATACAGCACTATCAACTTGGCCAACTGGAGTTATTCCGTTGTTTCATTTCAGCGAGTCATTGCCTGGCAAAAATCCGCGTGCTCACGCCGACTTTCCTACTATGATGCCGTCTATTTATGCTAACTACAAAGGCAATCTACATCTTGACTTCGAGTTCAAGATGAAAGAACTTGCTATAAATAAGATTTCACGCGAAAGTTTATTGACAATCTGCGAGTAATCTACATACTGTATTTATCTTATTCAATATAAGAATAATAAAACACAAAAAATATACGCATATGACTAAGACAACCAAGACAAAGAATGGCCGCAAAATCAATACATTCGTCAAGAACGGAAAGTATTCTCTTTCTTTTACTCGCCCTGTAAAGGGTGTAAAGGATGAGAT